GTAGTTCGTATGGCTTCTTTATGTGGTTCTTCTAAAAGCCCAAAATCATGTCTATATCTCATAGCCATAGAATCAATTAACTTCGGGTCAGGTGTCTGTTGTGCCATGTTATTTCTGTTTTAGTTTATGTTCATCGCAAGTATCTGAAAATACTCTTAGGGTTTCCCATGGACTAACATCAATTCCTTGTTGGTGTTGGTTTTCATAAGTAGGAGAATAACAATGATTGTGAGTAAGATTTCCTATCTTAAATGATACACCCTTATATATGCAATTCCAGCATTTTTTAACTGTCTGTTGTGCCATGTTTAATCTTTTAGAAGTTCTTTAAGTTGTTCATATCTATCTCTTTCTTCGTTTGTAAAACTATCAATGTGTCTCATTAACATTCTACCAAATTCTTGTTGAAGTTCCCATTTCGGGTCTTGTTTAAACTTTTCAATTAGCTTTTGCATATATTGTTCCATTTCTTCTTCTGTCTGTTGTGCCATGTTATTTAAGTTTTAGTTTTTCAATCTCCCGTTCAATATACCACTTCGCTTTCTCTAAATCCTCAATCGGATTATCGGTCTTGCGCCCTGCCCTTGCAACATACTTGATTACATTACCGAGTGAGAAGTTCAATCCCCACGCTTCGATTACGTTAATGGCTTCGTAGGTGCCGGAGTGGTAGTAGGGTTCGGGTTGGGTATGTTGTGCTTGGCAATAATAACACGGAACTTCACCTCTTCCAGTAAAATTATTCAATACTCCACTTCCGCCACAATATCTGCAATCTGCCATTACTTATTCGTTCTAAACTGATAATGATACAATTCCTTCTCAATCTTCACCTCTGTCTGCAAAACCTTTGCATTGTGCATCGCAGTAGCGTACAGGTAATCTTCCCCAATCTTAATGTCCTGGAATGGGAACTTAACCGCAATCTCCCTGCGCACAGGTACAATGTGGTTAGGATAGCGATAATAAGCACCGTCTTTGGCCTCATAGCCGTATTCCCTGCTTATGTACCACTTCCTCTCATCCTTGCCGTTGGTGGTCATTATTCCATTGAATACGATAACATCGGGATCCTGCTTTGCTGCTTCGAGAATGTCAGCGATGTAGGTCGGTGCGATCATGTCATCGTCATCAATGAATACGATGTACTTCCCCGTTGACTTGCCTATGAGATAGTTCCGTTTGCGCCCGGTGGACATAGCACCATTATCCGATTCTACAATGATTTCAACCTCATCGGTTAGCTGATTAGATAACCGTGCTTTCTGCTGCACTAATTCCTGCAATAGTCGGGTGAGATAACCCTCACGGCCTTGGATAGTGCAGATTAATACACTTAATGTCATACATTCTCATTTGGGAATCCTGCGGCGGACCGCTTAATGTAGGTTTGCTCGTCAATGTGGTAATAACCCTGCGTATGCCGTAACTGCGCATCAATCGGCTCACCAGTCCATGCAGGGTGGTAATGGTCGAAAATGCGCTCCGGCACATACTTCCACTTACCCAACTTCTTCGCCACATCCATAGCCTCATTATCGCACCATAAAGAGAAGTATTGCGGATGGTAGATATACCCGAATCTTTCATAGTAAGTCCTACCCATTATGCTCATTGTTGGCAGTAGGTGATTTACCCTGCCATCGGGGAAGTGGATGAATTGGTCAAGGTTGTCAGCGAAGGCATTAATGATTTTGATGTCATAACCTGGTACAAGGAATCGCATATCGTCCGACATATTCACCACTATATCACCCTTCCATGCATGCATGCCCCGATTGATAGCGTGTACCTTACTTTCACTCTTACCATGTGTGAAGTAGATATTAGGATCCCTTTGCAGTTCGAGGTAATGGGTAGAGTTCAGCGTTACATCATCATCATCATCTACCGTTATGCCTATTGAGTAATCTGCTTTGTGTGAATATGCCTTAATGGTGGCAATGGCAGCAGTCATTTTTGTTGGCCGGCTGCGTGTGGCGAAGTTGTAGTGTATTTTCATGTTTTCGGTTCGGTTTATACAAAGGTGGCAAAAACTTTTGGTAAAGTCCATCTGCAACCTACACTTTAGTTTTCCACACCCGGTACAAAGTTTCTCAATCGGCAATGGGTGCGCTATTTGGGTCGGGAATGATTTGGATAATGGTTTGGACCGGTTGCTGTATGTCGGCTTCCACTTTTGTCGGGATGAGTTTCGATGCCAGGCGGTAGAATTCGGTCGGGTTTGTCTTTGCCCATGCGGTCAGGTTGTGTTGGTCATCTTCCTGCAATAAATCGAAAGCGGTAGCGAAATGCTCCCGTATAGATTTGGTAACCTTGTTGGGGGTTCCTTTGGGTCTACCATTCGGGTTGTTAGTATGTCCTTTCTTTGGCACGTTGTACTTACTTGTTGTTTACAAAGTTACCCATAACCACCCGAAAGTACCAAATTTGCACAAAGTTGCACCATATTTGCAGTAAAAACCTTCATAACTCATTGATTATCAGCCAAAGTTGCAAATTTGCAGTATTTTTGCACCCCACGTATATCTCTATTACTAATAGCATATTAGCATATAAAGAGATATAAATTATTATTAACTGAAATTTGCGCAAAAGTGCAAATTTGCCACCATACGCTATGATTATCAATGGTTTGCATATTTGCAGTGGGTGCAATTATTGCAAATTTGACTGCAATTTTGGGCAAAATTCATGCACTTTGTTGGGTAAAATTTATATCCGATATGATATAATGGTTCTGCCTATGGTAGATTTTATACCCTTAAACGTATAAAAAAACCCCTCGTTTGAGGGGTGTGATGCAGGTCGCAACTGCAGCATTGGCCGATAATGAAATCAGAACAAAGTTACATCTTTTCATAAACTCCATGCGCTATTCGCTTAAACATTCGCTGAAAATCCTGCCTTCGCATAGCATCCACAAATCTACGGGGTTTGATATTTAGTCGTGTACATAGTGCTTCCATTTCTTTCGTAGTAAACTTTGCCGGCAAGTTATCAACCAGTAATCGGAGATCAGTAGGAAGGCCGGATTCATTTTCATCAAAGATATTACCCAAAATATGCAATGTAGATTCTGCATACCAACGGTACAACTTCCATGCCTGGTGTGCAACTTGTCGGGTGATAAGTGGTACCATAGGGTTCTGCATGATGGCAATAAGATGGCAGAACCGGGTATAATAAGCAGACATTTTTGCTTCTGCCCCGATTACATATTCCTCCAGTAAATTAGCAGTACGGACATTACCATCCTTCATCTGTTGGCTATAATATCTATCCATTATCGGCTTTGCTTCTTCGCTTATCATTATAGGTCGGGGTGGTTGATCCCCTTTACTAAATGCCTTATTATGCTTGTATAGTTCAAAGATTAGGTCATTCCACTCCTGGCACATCTTTCGGCTTTTAGCGAATAAACTTACATTTTCACGCAGGTTGATGTAGTTAGATTGTACCATAAGAAAACGGGATGCAAACCCTGACTGGATGCGGTCGGCCCCGAAAAGGTTTTTTAGTCGGGATGGCTGCGTTCCCATAAGCAGGGAAATGTTAAGGGATTTTACTACCCTTTCTTTCGACCTGTCGGCTCTGATTTGCGTATAACGGCCACCGCTGAATGCTTGCGTGAAGAAGGAAATGGCATCGTTATTTGCTTTATGCGCCCCTGCGTTAAGGATAGTTTCCGCTTCATCATGGTACACACCCATACCGCCCTGCTGATCCTGCATGAGTGAGATATACCCCTCTGTGGTGCCATCAACGGCAAAGGGGTGGAATCGCTTTGGGTGTGGCTTGTTAAATGGCTCTTTGCGGCTATTGGCATCTGCTCTTTCCAGGTTCCAATGCTTTACTTCATCCTCATAGAGTTTGTCTTCCTTTGATAGCAGTTCCCGTAATGGTATCTCACACATCGCTTTGAATGCCGGTGTTTTACCAACTGAAACGGGTGCAATCATTAAAGCGAAAATGATATTTTTTGTGTCCTCTGATATTTCGGAGGTAAAGCAGTTGCCGGCAAGCGATGAAATAGTCCATAGTCCTGCCGTTGCAAGAAACTCTGGGTGTAGTGATTTCTCGTTAGCTACTTCGAATAGCGACCTCTGTATTTCCTGTGGAAAAATTTCATAAGGATATGATGTTGTGTCCTTTACGATGCCGATATGTGCAAGTACTTTTTCCCAATCCCTACCTAAATGGTAGAAAAGCATAAACGATGCAGGCAAAGACCATTCGGGATATTCTTCTTTGTTATGCCAGTTCGGGAAGTTATCCATTGATGCGGAGAATATCAGTACCCTTTTTGCCGCATGGTAGACCTTTGCGCTGATTCCTACAGATGCGCTTCCTTGCCGCCTGTAGGCTCGAAATTTGTCCGCTTTGCGGTAATGGTAGTTAGGTATCGGAAATAGTCCTATAGCGGTCAGAATCGCCTCAAAGCTATCTTCTGTGATGTTCTTGTCATAATCTGATAACTGCTGCTCATAACCTTTCGGGTAGTTGATGGCTTTTTTCGTAGGATCATAGGCCGGTTTGTACTCATTGAAATACTGACTAACCTCAATCAGGTAGTTATATTGTTCAACCGTTAATTCCGTTATGTCAGCCATCGATTGGTGGAACTCTGTATAACCAGGTGTAGGGTAAGTGTAAACTACCGGGCCATTGCAGTATAGTGCGATAACTTCGTTCCCCTGCGGATTGGCGGCTAACTGCTGCTTCTTGGGTAGGTGCTTGTAATACATCCAAACATGGTAGCCACCGTTCCTCGTTTGCTCTATAAATAGGTTACAGAGTATTTCTGGTGCTTCATTGGTTACCATAGCCATCCACTTGTGGAAAAGTTCTTTGTCTTTGGTGTTCTTCAGGTCAAAGTCAAGGCACCCGTAATTATTGCCGGTGAGAATCATTAACCCGTTATCGGATGGGCGCAATGTGAGGTCATCGGGGTTACTCCAATTCCTGTGTGATACGGGTTGTTTGTTTTCGGTATCCCATTCTATAGGGATTACTTTAATGCCGATGTCGGTATATTCGGCATGGATTTGTTTTATCATGTTGGGTTGGTTTTTGACTTATATGTCATTCAAACAGGTCAATTTCTGCCTTTAATGACTTGTAATCTGGTCGTAAATGTAGAAAAACTCCACCGGATTGCGAACAAAGAAATAGAATCCCCCTGCTGCTTGTTCCCGTGCTTGTTCGGCTAATTGTTCTTTCGATGGTCGGTCTTTGCCTACCTTAATTTCCAGTTTCACCGATTTGCCTTTGATAGTTGCCATTATATCTGCCGTTCCTTTTCGGGTTGTGGATGGGATATAACGTCCTTGTAGGTACCTTCCTGCACTACTTACCCTTGTTGCATTGCCGCCAGTCCAGTTGATGTAGTTGATGCAGAATTGTGTTAAGCCGTTTGCCGTTTCCACTTTCGGGAAGTTAGCCGGCCCTGTGTAGAATCCATCCTTAATAACAGACGGTGTATGCTTTAATGTGTGCTGGTAGTGTGCGGTATTATATCGGATCCGCCATTCTGGGTAGTGTTTCATATTGCTCAATTGTATTTGCTTAAAAGATATTCTCCCCATTGTTTTGCCATAGCTTCCGCAATGCCAGGAAATGTTTTACTGCGAATTTTTGCTCTTTCTTCTTTAGGTAATTTCCATGCATCTGCATACCATTTAGGCATTTTGCAACCACTACTAAATGTTATAATTTCGCCTTTGCCAACATGGGTTTTACAATTATCAAAAAGGTTTGGCTTATCATTGTGATAAAGTAATGGTAAATTTTTAAGCCATAAACAAGTTTTTTTACTTGCTTCATCCCCAAAATAGTAAGGTTGTATAACTTGGTCAGGTTTGCGATAAATTTTGCTCATTATACCCACAGGATTTTCAACTGCAATATGCTTTATTGGTGCATTAATCATAGCCATAAAAAAGTCAATGCCTTGTTGCTGCCTCCCATCTTTACGCTTTTGCTCAAACCATGCAGCACCACTAACGGCTAAATGTGTGCAAGGTGGAAAAGCAATCATAGCATCCCACCCGTCATTAATGATGTCAAATATATCACCTTTATAGTGTTTGGCGTTTGGGTTTCTGTTTTCTTGCAAATCGCAAGACCAGGCATCAAATCCTAACTTTTCAAATCTACCCCTAACCTCATCGCTTTCCTCACACGCTATTAATATTCGTTTCATACTTAATCAAGATAAAACGCTCTTTTATTCGGGTTATCGGAGTTATTCCCAATCTTTGAAGGCAGGGGAAACATCAACTGAAACTGCTTTTCCGGCACCCATGCACCGCCAATGTAACGGTACCATTTGCCGTCTTTGAGCATTGCAGTAGTATTAGTGCGGATGTCTTTGTTGCGGAGGTATTGGTGGATTGTCATGGGTTTTGTTTTGGAAATGATAATAATATAGAACCTTTATGCCAATCAAATCTATTGCCACAATTTGAGCAAAACTTATCTAATATTCTTACTTCTTCATCTTTACAATTCGGGCATCTGTACCAATCGCAATACACTTCATCTTTACCAATCAAATCAGTTTTAATATCTATTACAACATTTTTAGGCATTAGTACAAAATTAAGGGGAAGGTATAACCCTTCCCCGTGTGATTAAAAAGGGAGATTTTCAGAATAATTCGGATTTACAACCTTGTTTTCCGCAGGTGCATCCTTCTTGGGTGCAAGTGTTACTTTGTTGTCAGTCCAAACTACTGCACCATTTCCAAAGTAGGTCTTGGGTTCTTTCGATTCCCTTTGCTCCTTTGTCTGTGAAAGGTACAGAGATACATTCTGGTTGTAGGCATTCGCTTCATCGTTTACTGCGATGG